TACGGCTACTGGATGGAAAACCTATGCGCTTGCATGGGATTTATGGTTCATGATGCTCCAGCCGGCCCCGTCTTTGTTGATATGGGGATGAATGACGGAGGAGTATATACGTCGATTCCCGTCCAAAATCTTCCAGCGGCCAACACAGGCAGAGGAAGCCTAAATAACCCGATAAAATCGCTGACAAATTACTTCATTCCGTCGGATGATAATGCCTTGCAGTCGGTCGTCCGTCCGCTAAACGAACTCTACATCCGATACGCGGGTTCACGGCTGCTGGAACAGAAACTCTCGTTAGACCGTTGCATTTTTGCATCTACGGGTGGTGTGTATGGCACTGGCCCAGTTTACGAGTATGTGCTCAAAGCGCAGCCAGTCGGCCCAGAGATGAGTTTCAGCACAGGTGTCTTGTTGACAAACCCCACTTTCACGGGTGCAGGCGAGATGAGCGACAAAGGCGCAGCAGCCTTTGCCTACGGAGTATTCAACAACAACAATGACAAATCAGTTGGCATTGACGAGGCTTGGACAATTAAGTATGATTCGTCGTGGAACAGCGATACAAAAATTTTAGGTGCAGCATTCTATGAGCAGGCGGTTTTTCCATACGAAAGAATGTTGCTGAAAATCATCTTCGAGAAAGGCAATTCTTTGCTTGATATGAAGTCAACAAACATCATACCATTCTATCTGTTTTTGGTCATCAAGCGTGGAGGCATGTACTGGTCAATCGACAACAACAGTTGGGTGACAGGATTCGTTCGGAACGAAATATTTATACAAAGTGATGGGCATGTTCGTTCGAACGCATCACTCGTTGAATCTCAATTAGCTATTCGCACAGATGTGGACGGGTTGCTTTTGAATTATGGAGAGAATAGCATCGGTGCGCTGGAAATAAGCCTATACGCTCACCCTACACAAGGCTCCGGGGGGGAGTTGCGGGATGGGCAGTACATCAGGCTAAAAGAGCTGTCCATCAACAACCCATATCAAGGCAATCCGCAATTAAGTGAATACAAAGAGTCGGTGCTCATCAGTCGCAACAGCAGAGGCATGGGAGAAAAGTCCATCGATTTGGATTTTAACAACGATGTGAATCATCGTGGCACTAACAGCTTCTCAACTCCCGCAGGTGTGACTCCGCGTGATGTCAACTATTCGTACATGACTTTTCCGCAGAATATCCTTCAGGAGAGAATGAGAAAAAGCAGTGCACTCGCACCACATAACATCTACTTATCAGTCTGGAGATACTACCAGACGGGTTGGCGGTGGAAAACTCTGGGATATGATTGCAACATGAAAATGGATTTATGGACGCTCCAAATTGTTCGTAGTCCGCGGTGGGAAAATTCGTAAAAAAAGATAAATATGAACGGAAATATCATCATCGTAAAATTAGGTAATACGGTCATCGGTGCAGTCAAGAGCAATGAAATAGGAAGCCGGTGCGATGTTTTGGAGTACTCTGCCCCAGGGATGGATGCGTGGCGGTATTACTACCCTGGAATGAAAACATGGGAAGTCAGTGTTAGTTACCTCTTGCTCTCCGATTCCGACTTGCACGCTCTGCTGTCGGCAGGAACAGTCTATACTCTCACGGTTGCAGACAGGAATACTGACGTAGGTGTGACGGGCAGTGCCATTCTGGTTGAATGCCGCATCGCTGCACAACGCGGGAATCTCGTACAAGGCTCGTTTCATTTCGTCGGGACGGGAGTGCTGGAAGAAACGACCGTAGAGTAAACCTCCGCCCGCATAATGTCGGAATAAGAAAAGACAATATTATGCAATTTCTGAATTTTGACCAAATCAAGCAGCAACTTCGGCTCGATGACCAGCAGGCGTTTGATGAGCACGACATTCTTATGCTCTACGGAGAAGCGGCCGAGGAAATGGTACTGAATACGTGCAACCGCACAATGGAGGACATCGTGGAGCAGTATGGCAATGTGCCGAAGGCTCTTGTCCAAGCAGGGCTGATGCTTGTGGCACAGTCCTACCAGCACCGCGAGCCGGCCAGTCCGCAGAATCTCTATGCCGTGCCATACGCCTTCGATATGATGGTAAAGCCATATATGCGGCTAACAAGTAACGAATAACCGCCGGACGCTAAACCCTCCGGCCATAAATCAGTAATAATATGCAGATAAAACAAATTTTCTTTAAGACCGACTTCACCATTACTGAGCGCAGTGAAGCCGGTTACGGTGTGCCGTTTAGGTTCAAATACTACACAGGCGCACCAAGCAGAGCGTTTGTTGCGAGTTTCGACGGGCAGGAGTACCACAACTGCCACCTGGATGACGACGACAATCTGGTCATCGGTTTTGACGACCAGAAGATGGGACTCGGCATCCTCATGGTGGAGCGCACGTACTACCTGAACGACCAGAACTACGCAAGCGGCGTATGTGACGAATGGATTGCCCCGAAGCCTGTGGTTATCGAGGAAGAGGATGACCAGCAGCAGGTGGTGAAGTTCAACCTTCAGCTGTCGTTACAAGGTGACGCGAGTATCAATGCGGTATCAACTATCGAGCCGTATTGGGCAAAGGGCGACCCCGGCAAGAGTGCCTATCAAGTTGCGGTAGATGAGGGTTTCGTCGGCACGGTTGACGAGTGGTTGGAGTCGTTGCGTGGCCCGCAAGGAGACTCCGCCTATCAGGTGGCCGTAGAGCAAGGATTTGTCGGGACAAAAGACCAGTGGCTCGAATCTTTGCGCGGTCCGGAAGGCCCGCAGGGTGTTTCGGGAGGTATGCTATTCCCCGTGATGAACTTCAACCCCGAAGACGGTGTGCTGACCATCAGCGGACTGGAGCAGGAGGTGAGCCGTGTGCGTTATGACTACGCGACCGCCGAGTTAGTAATCAAATTTTAAGAACAATTTAAAATAATAAGAATATGACACAAGAGCAAATTCAGGAGATTCGTTATCTCGTCGGAGAAGCGTGGAAGGGTGCATACAATCCTACCACCGTTTATGGTAACGCCAACGTCGTACAGGACACCGAAGGGCTGAGTGTGTACCGTTCGCTTAAACCAGGTAACTCAGGACACCCTCTGACTGATCAGCAGTGGTGGTTTAAGATTATCGACATGTCGAGCATCAAAGCACTCTACGATCAGATGGTGGATGGTAACAACACTATGGCCGAGAATGAGTTGGAGCGCGTGGCTGCTGAGCAGAGCCGAGTATCGGCCGAACAGTCTCGTGTGAAGGCGGAAAACGCCCGCATCTACAACGAGAACCAGCGCATTAATGATGAGACCACCCGTGTTCGTGCGGAGCAAGACCGCGTGACGCAGGAAAACCAGCGTATCAGCCAGGAGCAAGGGCGAGTTGGTGCAGAACAGCAGCGTGTGGTAAAGGAGCAGCAGCGCGTCAGCCAAGAGGCAAGCCGTGTGGCTGCTGAGACACAGCGACAGTTGAATGAGAACGACCGCCAGGCTGTCTTTGCCGAAGACCATGCCGTAGCCGTGGCCGACCACCAGCAGGCCGAACAAGACCACACCCGTGCTGAAGCCGACCACGAGACCGCCGTTCAGGACAACGCACAGATGACCGCACTGGTGGAGCGTGCCGATGCTGACCACGTACAGGCTGGCCAAGACCATACCCGTGCGGAAAGTGACCATACCACAGCGGCAAGTGACCACACACAAGCAGGCAACGACCATACTCGTGCCGGTCAAGACCACACCACCGCTGCCGCCGACCACACGCAGGCCATGAGTGACCACGAGACCGCCGCTGCTGACCATACACAGGCGGTGGCCGACCATGAGACGCTGGCTCCTACCGTGGCAGAGCATACCCAGCAGATAGCAGACTTGCAGGCCATCGTTGCCGACATCGAGACGATTGCCGAAGGCTATGTGCGTGTGGCTGGCTCGTCAAGTCCGGCACTCAGTTATAAGTCATACAAGTATCACGAGCAGGGTGGATTCGGGCGCGAGTCAGTGTTCTCGCTGTTCTATCCTTGCTTGGTTGGCACACCGCTGACGGGTAGCGGCACAGAAGGCAAGGTGCTTCATGTGCTTCAGAAGTTTGGCGCACGCACTATCGACGGCACTCCGATGTGGCTCGACATCTACGGCACGCCTCATGCCATCGACGGCTCGGAGGGTGACGTGATGATCGTGAACATCGAACCGTTCTATAGCATCAACGGCAAGCACACCATCGAGGGCACTGAGTATGACGTGTTCCTCATGTCGCGCACACCGTTCACCTGGCAGGGCATCGAGGCAGAGCACATGGAGAAGTTCGGCTGGAGTCCCGACTACTGCGTGAGCCATACGGACACCGACAACGTGGTGCGCATGCACTCGGTGTATAACCCTGAGTGGGACGGCTCATACCAAGCACCTCAAGGCGTGGCTGGCAAGTACGTCTATACAACCGACCCGGAGACGGGAGACATTGTGGAGACCTACGATGCCAACGAGACGCTGCTTGGCGGTGCAGGTGGCTTGCACTCTACTGACATCGACCTTCCTACGGGTGAGCAGGGAGCCATGAACAACAATGCCGACACCACGAAGACCGTGCCTTGGATGAACCAGACGGCAGAGGGTTGCAACCGCCTGATGTCGCTGATACTGGCAGAGGGTGGCACGTTCGATGCGCACAACGCCGCTCGCATGGGTAGCGGCTTCTCATCCAACGACCCTGCCACAGCCGCAGGCGACTGGGAACAGGCAGGCAGCGGTGCGAAGAACGGACTGCGCGTGATGGATAAGAACGGCGCATGGAAGTATTACGTATTGAGCGGAAACATCCGCTTCCTGACGGGTGCAGCGTCGGGTACGGTGTATGCCGCTAACGTCATCAACTCGTGGAGAAATCCTTGGCACATTCTGGAGGCGCATCGTGCCATGTCGTATGCCATCGAAAACGACGTGCATGAGTTGGAGTGGTTCGTCTTCGAGGGCAACAAGTACAAGTACCGCAGTGTGCAGGGCTTCAATGGTCCGAGTCATGGGGAGATGACCTGCGTGATATGGAAACTCATGGCAACTCAGGCTGGTGCCAATGCTATCGACCCGACAGACAACGCAACGAGCAT